ATTGGGATGTATCGTTTAAAATATATTAATTAGGATGTATTATTTATTTATTTAATAAACTAATTTTGCATTTAATAAACTAATTTTGTATTGTTAATTCGTTTACTCTCCATCGTTCTTTTTTTCCGGTTGGCAATGTTCTTATAATAATCATTGGTAATACTCCATTTTCTAACTCCAATCTCGCAATAGATTTTGGATCAAGATTTTCCACATTTTTTATCATTGGCTTTGCATTCAATGATATTTGTTTTGCTCTATCACCAAGAACTCTAACTCTTTCGTATTTGGTGAGTGTTCTTCTTGTTATTCTATTATTATCTGACACAAATTCGTCCAATTCGTTTACATCATCATCTTCAAAAAATATTTCTACGTCACCATCATCTTCGTCTTCGCTTATTATGTTCGATTGTCCCTTTTTTTTAGCTGAAAATCTGTACATACAATCATCGTCATCAACATCATCTACATTATCATCAAAATTATAATCATCGTCACCCTTACTTTCTTCATCGTCCTCTTCTTCGTCTTCTTTTTCTTCTTCTGGATCATCAAACTCAATATCATCAACGGATTCAGATTCGGACTCTAGTTGATCGTTTGATTCAACAGATTCATCATCACGAGATCCTCCTTTTGTTTTCTTTTTTGGTATATTTTCAATAGGTTGTTTATTTTTGGATTTAGTTGCTTTTTTAGGTGGCATTATTATGTTATATTGTTATATATTTAAGTTTTATTATTTATTTATTTGATTTTCAATATTTTTTTGATTAATATAACGTATGCCAGTATAATATATACCAGTATAATATACATAACTTACACCAATGAACAGCACCGAATCATTATTTGACATTTGGAATAATATGAAAGAATTTGGAAGACGTGTTAGATTTTGTAATGCTGACGGATTACAAGCATGGCAAGCCTATAAAAAATATTACGCAATGTTTAAAATAGGTTGCGATATTGAAGTTAATGATTTAATTCGTAATATAGCAACCGACAAACTTATTAGTGAAGATAAATCGTTCGATAATTGCATATTCAAATTAAATGATACACAGTTAGATAATAAAAACGAAATTGATCATTTTTTTATACAACATTTTAGAATACCTGCAACAACTAACTATAAATTATCTATCGTAAAGCTGGCTCAAGTAGCATACAATATCGGGCAATTTAATGCCGCCAGAAATGATGGATTATACAGTTCAGAATTATTGTCGTTTTATGATGAAAATAATTTAGGATTATTATCAACATATATATCAATAGGATTAATACAAGAAGTACCTATATTAAAATCAGTTGAAACAAAAGGAGGTTATCATGACAAATATGTTAAATATAAACGTAAATATAAAAATAGTAAACGAATTAATAAATGATAAACTAATAATCAACACAAATGTGATATTTTACATTTCACAATATTATGCAGTCATTACATTGGCAAAAATTTCCCATATGTAATCTCACACATTTTTTATTAAATTGTACATTATCAATATCTGTTAAAAATAAATCTATTTTTTCTTTATTGATGGATGGCATTATAACAACATGCGCAATATCTCCTACACATGCAAGTTGCCATTTTATCACAAAGTCTTCATCGGGTCTCTCAAATATCACAGTACTTGATAAATTATTTCTAAATGTAGAAATGCTTCTATTTGTCAATTCTTTCTCTAAATATTTAGCATTTTCCATAACCATCTCAACGTCCTTTCTGAATCCATCATGTCCTTTATCAGTTATAACATTCCATAAAAATAACGACGATAGACCATTTCTAGATCCAGTTATTGTACTATCCACCGAATTTAAGTATTCGATCGGTTTTAACAACGGATTCATTAATATTTTTCGCGTTAACATTACTCCACACGGCATTGGACATCCTAAAAATTTATGCCCAGATACTGCTATTGAATCTATTGGCAATGTAAAATCTACTATTGTACCGTTCGCAGATTGCAAATATGGCAACATCATTGCAAATAGAGCACCATCACAATGTACGTAAAATTTATCTCGTGGTATTTGTAAATCATGTAATATGTTTAATATTCCAGATAAGTTATCAATTGCTCCTTTCATTGTGGTTCCTACATTTACGTTTATGATTACAGGTTTATCAATGTTGTTTAATATCTCTTCTTTTAATATATCAAGCATAATACATCCATTCCATTTAGTAGGTATCGTGATTGCTTTCATCTTATACATATGAGCCGCTTTAAATATAGAATAATGTGTCTCAGAAGACGTGTACAATATACCATTGGGTAGATTTTCTCTTGCTATTAACATTGACTGTAAATTTCCCTCAGTTCCAGAATTAGTAACATATCCCCAATAATCATCTAATTTCCATAAATCAGCAAAAAATTTTAATATTTCTAATTCAAATTGTCTTGAATGAACTCCATAATTAGATGGCTGAAACGGATCTCCTAAATTATTTATTGAATATTTAAAAAATTTGCTTAATTCTTCGTATTTAAAATCCAAATTGTAAGGATAACCCATATGATGATGTGTTCTTTCTATAATGTACTGTTCATAATCATCCAATATTTGGGCTTTGTTTGTAAAATTCATATAAAATTGGTGAATATTATTTATTTTAACGATAGGGGTGAATTATTGATATATCTTGCTGTATAAGTTAACATATGTAAGTGAGATAGTTAGTAGCTATTTAAAATATATTCATAATTTAAAAAATAAAAAATTGCTGTTTTCCAGCTGAGAAAATTTATACATAATTTTACACAACTCTTGTGTGTTTATAAAAAATTTCTATAGACTTTTAGAAAAATCAAAAAAAAAACTTTTCCAAGTAACAAGGTTAAACAATTATTTTTTAAAAAAATCGAAAAATTGTCCATTTTCATGAAAAGTATAACAATATGCAAATTAGTATACTCCGTCACTTTTTCTATTTTTTGATGAAATGTGTGTTTGGAATAATTGAAGCTGGTAAAAATAAAACATACAGTACTTTCTTTGAGCGATTTAAACTACATATGGAAAAAGTAATACTGTTTGCCATTTGAATGAAAGTAATACTGCTGACCATATTATACCATTCGTATTCATTCTATGGCAAATCATTGGCTACCATATGACTTGTGATGTCGTAATAGGAACCGAATATCGTTGGGCACGAGGGTGCCAATAATGAAATACTTCGAAAAAATTTGACCGTTTGTTTTTCGTGAACAAACTGAATTTTTTCAAATTTTAAGATAAAATTAGTAAATATTTTATTTTGTTTTTTCTAAATATTTAATATGTTTGTTAGATTTATTATGATTTTCAAAAATAGTTTTTGAAAATGTTCCAACATCACAAAATTCGCAATAATATTTGAATTTTGCTTGTCTATCTTCTTTTGTTCCGTGCTCAGTTAACGTATGTTGTTTAAACATTGTTATATTTTTTGTTTCATACAAGCATTCTTTACATTTATAAGGATCTTTAACATCAGAACGTGTTTTTTTTATTCCTGTCTTATGTAGTTCTGTATCAATATGTTTTTTCCATTGGGACTCAAATTTACAATTAAAATTACATTGTGCGCAGTTATATTTTGCCTTATTATCTTCTGCCATTACTATTTATACATATAATATTTTTTAACTTATATAAATATTTTTATAATTTGGAACAATTTTATTTTTATAAATAATTACCAAGTATAGTATAATTAATAAATATTTATCAAATATAATATAATTAATAATAGTTAAAAATTATTTTCTAACGTAACATTATGAAATGCAAACGAGGAATTGTTTATTTACTTCAACACGAAGACCACGTAGGAACGAATATTTATAAAATAGGATATTCCACACAAGATATGTTAAGACGACTGAATGGATATCCAGGTGGCAGTATTTTAATATGTTCGATATCACATCCCAATCCCACAAAATGCGAACAAATGCTTATTTCATATTATAACGAAGCTTATGAATTAGTGAAAGGTCGTGAATATTTTAAAGTTAACATAAACGAAAGTGAATTACGTGAAGAATTTCACTCTATGGTTGATAACGACATTGATCAACATACAAAAGAATTATCGAATAACAATGCAGACGAAAATATAAATAATGATGATCCCGAACAAGACAATTATGATTCTGAACAAGATAACGATGACAATGATGACACCGATGATAATAATGAAAGCGATGAAGAGAATGATATAGTACATAAAAATCAAAAAAAATTTTCCATAACTATTGCGAATATGTCAGATAAAAATTTTGATACTTATTATTGCGCATGTTGTAAATTTATGACAAAAAATTTAACTCATGTCACAAGACATGCAAATACTAATAAACATAAAACTGCTGCATTAACATACAACAAAAAAAATGACAGAGATGTCATATCAAAAAAACGAACATATGAATGTAGATATTGTGATAAAATATTTATAGAAACAAAGGCAAGGTGGCGTCATGAAAAAAAATGTAAAGAGGAAGATGAGAATGACAATTGCGATAACTGTAAAAAATATGAATCTGAACAACTCAACTCCAATAATTTAACTCAATGTAACCAAATAGATCAACCAGACCAATACAATGGTCAAGTAATAAATATAATAAATAATACAGACACCGACAAATATGCTTTTTATGAAAGAATGCTGAGCGATAAAAATAAACAAATTGAGAAATATGAACATATCATAAAACAATTTATTGAAATGAAAAAATAAAATTTTTTATATATTTTCACTACAATCGTCATATATTTTGCTACTTTAAATATAAAAGTTACAAAATAATTATTTTTATTTAAGTTACTCAATCGATCAATTATTACATACATGTATAACATTTAGTCAATTATGTACAAACATATAACTTTATTTATCACGATATTATATGAATGTAGTAAGTTATATGGTGGGCAAAATATAAATACTTTTACATATAAAGTGCATATGCTTTGTTCAATGTAAATACATGTTAATTACGTTGTATTTTTTCCTGACGATTTATATATAGAAATGGAAAAATATTATTGTTTTTGCTGTAATTATAAAACAGAAAAAATTAACCATATGAATAAACATGTTATGACTCATAAACATATTGTAGCATCAAAATCGTATGGTAAAACTCCTTTAACGAAAAAAATAAAAATTTACGAATGTTCTATGTGTGGTGATGAATATATTGATTATAGAAAAAAATGGCGCCATGAAAAAATATGTAACAAATCATGCAACACAAAAATATGCAATAAGAACGGCACTTCAGAGGTCGCAAAACAAAAAGAACCAGAAGATGTTCCAACAAAGAATCCTCGCAATAAGTACGAACATATCATCGCAAATAAGGATAGAGAATTAGGAGATGCTAAACAACAAATAAATGAATACAAAGCGCTTGTTGATAAATTAGTATCGTCAACAGTTAATATGTCGCAAGCAACTAGTAAGACTGCAGATGTGGCAAATAAATCAATGAGTGTTCTTAAGTATGCATCTCTTCATATGACAGATGCACCACCACTGGAAGAATTATGCAAGGAAGAAGTGTACGGAATATTAAACTATAAAGGAAACGATAAAAAATTAAACAAAGCGCAACAGGAAGATGAAAATGAAATATATGTTAAAATGGTTATTGGTCATTATATAAATAAAAATTTGGTAAATGTTTTGGGAGATACAATAGTTCAGTATTTTAGAAAGCCAGGAGAAGATTTCAAAAAAACATCAAGTATATGGGCCGTAGATGTTGCAAGGTTATCGTTTATTATAATGCATGCGATAAGTAAAGATGGTGAAAAAGAATGGAAAGATGATAAAACTGGAAAATCATTTAAATCGATGGTTATACGACCGATGTTAACTACGTTGAACGAAATATTGCACAATTTTATAGAATACAAAGAAGATTGGTTGGAAAGAAATAAAGATGCAACTGTTGAAGAAATGGGTAAAATAATGAACTTACGACAAAAATCTGCAGAGTTAATGAAAGATATAACATACAGACAACTTGAACAACCTCTTTTGAAGAGTGTTGCACCAAGCTTTAAATTTGACGATTATTTGAAAAAGAAATGACCGTGTCATTTCCGATTTCAGATAAAGCCATTCGAAATAGTTGACATACGTCAACTATGTTCTAACGATTATTTAAAAAAAAAGTGAAGCTTTTGTTTTCAAATAAAGCGGATGCTATGAATTAAATTAAATCAAATAACACGTTTTCGTCAATAGAACTAAACTCAATTGACTCATCATACGGCAAACATACAGAGCACACATGAGATTTGTTTATCCATTTTGTTAATATATGAACATCGTGAAGTTTGATATTGTTAAATAATATTGTTGTATCAGGTAATATTTCAACAGTTGATGGATCGATGGTTAATCCTGTTCCCAAATATTTAAAAAATGATTCTTTTTTTGTCCACCATTCATAAAATAATATAAGAGTTGAATCGGCATATATTATTTTCCATTCTTTGTCAGTGAAACATGATCTAAAATCAAATATATTTTGTATGGGTTTTAACATAGAAATATCTATACCCACAGATCCTGTATAAGACATGCATCCAATAACATAATTATCGACGTGAGAAATATTAAACCAGTTATTATAAATATTTGACATGGGTTTTCCAAATTCATTAACATACCATCCTTTTCCTAATGTAAAATAAGTTTTTAAAAGATAACTTAGTAAATGTGTTTTTTTATCAGATTCCTGTTGAAAATTATTTAATATATGTCTAATATCGTGCGGTAATAATTGTATCAAATTAAAATAATCAGCACATCTACATTTGATAACATATATAATCATGGAAGATGTATATATTAATACGCTCAATTATTTAAATATTAAATCAAAAAGAGTAAAAAGTTGAAAAAAAAATAATCGATGAAAAAGTCTCATATATAAGGAGAAATATTTAAACACATAAAGATACAATATGTCAAATATGCCGAAATTAAACGATGACGTAAACAATTTTGTGAAATTTATGAAATCACATATCAAGAAGAAAGACGATGGTAAAAAAATGACTCACACATTAATGGGACCATTGTGCAAAGGAGTCATGGATTTTAAAGGATGTTATTCAATAACCGGCGCAGATTACGAAGAATTTTTAGAATTATATAAACGTGCAGTCATGAAAATGGACATGCATATTGTGGAACGTCCGTGTGATGTAGGGCCTGTCGTTATTGATATAGATTTTAGAACTCATAAAAAAAATAGCGAAAGACAATATTTGGACAGTCATATAGAAGAAACAATAAAAGTATATAATGAATTATTTTACAAATATTTGGACATTGAGAAAGATTATTTAAAAGCTTTTGTATTTGAAAAACCAAATCCTACATATGTTGGAAAAGATAAGCAATGGAAAGATGGTTTTCATGTGTTATATCCAAATGTATCATTGGAAGAACGTAAAAGATTCTTTTTCTTTGATAAAGCAAAGAAAGTAATGGTAGAAGATGATATTTATGGTGAAATACCAAGTGTTAACACATATGACGATATATTAGATGCAAGTGTTGTTTCTGCAAAT